TAATCGTGATACTGGTGGATGGGCAACAGATACACCTTATGGTTTAATGATGCCCAATATTAAGGGGTTGGAGGTTAAGTATAATTTATTTACTGAAGATAATATACAATATTGTTTATCCACTATTCCTGAGTATTTTGAATATGAGGTTACAGTTTCTCAAGAGCAATTAACTGAATATCAAAACAATTCAAATATCACAGTAGTTAGTTTCACAGAAAAACAAGTTGAAGTTCCTAATCGTCCTGGTTTAGAATCAACTGAAGAAACAAGAACAGAAACTGTTTATGATGTTGTCTACCAAGAATCATACATTATTCAAGAAACTGAAGGTGAAGGTCTTAAAATTATCACTCAACAAGAATGGGATACTGAAATTGAAGAATTTGATAATCGTCAGCAAGAAAAAAGATATGACATTTTAAGAGAAATTCGTGATAAAATACTTGAAATTACTGATTGGATGGCAATTAAATCCTTAGAGCAAGAAACCCTTTCAGCAGAATTTAAAACTTGGAGACAAACTTTAAGAGATTTGCCAAACTCAAGTACATTCCCAACAAGTTTTCCAACTCTTCCAACTGAACTTCAAAATCATACAGAAATTCAAGAACTTTATAATAGATTTGATGAGGTTAGATCTATTTTTATGATTCAAGATCCATTGAGTAGGTCATAACATTTTTGATTTTTATCATACGCATACTCAGCACAAGGACCATTTTTTCGCACAAAGTGTAGAAAGAGTTGCATAAAACGATCATTCTTGTGAGTTCTCATAGGACTTCTCCAATGAGGAACGGTCATTCCAAGATAGGCAAGGCCACAACCAACAGGAGTTACAACTGATTGTTTGTTGCCTTCTAAATCTTTAAGTTTAATTGGCCAAGCAGCATCACCACAGATATTCATTGTGACTGATATTTCACAGGAAGGACGGTCGGTATGGCAATTCATCCATCCTTTATTGTGATATGTTGTAGAAAACCAGTATGATGGTATAAGTTCTTCACCAACTAATTGTTCTAATGTTGGTTGAATTCTTTTCATAACAAAAGCACAAGCAGGTGGTGCATAACAAGTTAATACATTTCCTCTTTCTGGGTCAAAGTGAGTTTTTAATCCACCTAAATCATTTATAGCACCCATTAAATTTTGATATTTAATCTGTATTGCTTCTTCTTTTGTAATTATATCTGGTATATAATACCAACCCTTTCTTAAAAATTCACTCATTTTATCTATGTTAAATAGTCATATATTTCATATTTATTTTGATAGTTTATGAATAATTTTGTTAAACTCGCACTAGAAAATGGTGGAATAATAAAACCTTTAATATTTGATTCAAAGGATTTTACTGGTCCTTCTTTAAATAATCCTTCTATTTTAATTTTAAATGAAAAAATAATAGTTAATATTAGAAATGTTAATTATACTTTATATCATTCGGAATTGGATAGGTTTGAGCATATCTGGGGTCCCTTAACATATGTTCACCCTGAAGATGATATGCATCTTAGAACTTGGAATTATATTGCACAACTAGATGATGATTTAAATGTAGAATACTATTCAAAAATAGATACTTCCAAATTTCCAGATCAAGAACTTTGGGAATTTGTTGGTCTTGAAGATGGTCGTTTGGTAAATTGGGAAGATAAAATTTACTTATGTGGTGTCAGAAGAGACACAACACCTAATGGTGTTGGGAGAATGGAAATGTGCGAACTTGAATTTGATGATGAATCTGTAAGGGAGGTATCAAGATACCGAATTCCAGGACCACCACCAGACGATGAATATTGTATGAAAAATTGCACTCCAATAGAAGGAAAACCATTTCATTTAATTAAGTGGACGAATCCAACTTGTATTATGAAATTTGACCCAAATGGAGGTGAAACAATAGTCCAAGAAACTACTTCTTATGTTCCTGGATATAATGATATGAGAGGTGGTTCTCAAGTTATTAAATACAAAGATGGATATTTAACGATAATTCACGAAACTGATTTATATGATTCGGTTCAAGGTAGGAAGAACGGAACATATAGGCATAGATTTGTATATTGGAATCATGATTTTACAGAACAAAAATTTTCTAAATTATTTTCTTTCTTAAACATGAAAATAGAATTTTGTTGTGGTTTGACAAAATATAAAAATGATTACCTAATTACATTTGGTGCATCAGATAATGCTGCATATATTTTAAAAATTTCTGAGTCTTTTCTGGAGGATTTTATCAATGAATGAACTAATTGATTTTTGTTTGGATACAGAAAATCCTGAAAAAAATTATAAACTAGCTCAGTGGTATGAGAAGCAAAATCATACCGCATCAGCACACGTTTATTATTTTAGAGCAGCAGAAAGGACAGAGAATAAAAATTTTGCATATACTTCACTTCTTCGTTCTTCCGTTTGCTATAAAAGTCAAGGAAAACGAGATGCAACTGAAAAATTATTAATTCATGCTGCTTTATCTTTTCTGACAGAAAGACCAGAGGCATACTATTTTCTTTCTTTGTTTTATGAAAGAAAAGAAGAATGGGACCAATGTTATTTGTATGCAGACTTTGGATTGAAATGTTATGAAAATGAGGTCGAATCAATAGATTTGCCAGAATATCAAGGAAAGTATGCACTTATTTACCAAAAAGCACTTGCCTCCTGGTGGTGGGGACGAGGAGAAGAAAGTAAAAAACTTTTTCAATCTCTTAAGAATGATTATTGGAATGTGATGAATGATAATTATAAAAATCTTGTTAATGAAAAATTATTTACTTTTTTTAAGCAAGAAAGTGCAAAATACTCCAAGGAAGTAATAAACGTTGATAATGCAATTTTAGAAAAATATACTCTTGAAAATAAAGATTTAAAGGTCAGTAATAATGAAGAAGTCGTGGAACCAAATACAATAAGAAAAAAAATAGGTTTTGATGTTGGAGCATGTGTTGGTGAAACAATCTCTAAATTTGATGGGTTTGATAAAATCTATGCATTTGAACCAGCTCCTTATGTATTTAATATTCTTGTTGAAAATCATAAAAATGATCCAAGAATTGAATTTTATGAGATGGCAATATCTGATGAAGATGGAGTAAAATCTCTAAAGTATCATGACAATTATGGTTATTCTTCATTTTTAGAAATTGATAAAGAAGGAGAATTTGCAAAAAAATGTCAAGAGTTTGATCCAGGTTTTGATAATATCGTATCAATAATTGATGTCCAAACGAAAAGGATTGATACTTTTATGCAAGAAAATTGCATTGAACATATAGATTTTCTCAAAATAGATACACAAGGAAATGATTTAAATGTAATTAAATCTCTTGGTAAAATGATTGATAAAGTTGATACTATAGAGTTGGAAGTTCAGATTAAACCTTTGTATAAAAATTCAAGTTCTAAAGAAGAAATTGTAGATTTTATGCAAAAGAATAATTTTAATCTCATATCAGAAGAATCAAATAATTTTTTACTAAAAGATTATGAAGAACGACTAACTTTTAAACAAAAAAAAGATAAATCTTGTTTTTCTATTAATGAATATAAAAAATCAACTTCTTGGATTGTAGATAATTTTTATAATAACCCTGATGAGATTCGTAAATTTGCTTTGGAACAAGAATTTGGAGATGAAAGTGTAATTACTGGATTTGTTGGAAGAAGAACATTTAATCAATTTTTATTTCCCGGATTAAAAGAAGCATTTGAATCTGTGATGGGTAAAAAAATCACAAAGTGGGAAGAACACGGAATGAATGGAAGATTCCAAATCTGTTGGTCTGGGGAAAGATTAGTCTATCACTGTGATAGTCAAAGATGGGGAGGTATGATTTATCTCACACCCAATGCTCCATTTCAATGTGGAACTACATTATATGCTGATAAGAAAAATAGAGCAAGAACTTATTATGACCAAGGATGGGATGAATATTGGGCTAATACCCCAGGAGATTGTCATTTAGACAGAACACCATTTGAACCTGTAGATGTATTTGGAAATGTATATAATCGTCTTGTAATTTTTGATGCAAGTTGTATTCATTCTGCTTCAGAATACTTTGGAACTAATAAGGAAAATGCAAGACTATGGCAAATGTTCTTCTTTGATACGGAGGATTGATAATGAACGAAAAATTAATAAATTTTCCCCCAGTTTATTATATTTCTTTAAGTGATTCTACCGACAGACAACAATCATTTGAAAATCAATTTATTTTAAATGGAATTGAAAATGTAAAAATGATTGAAGCATATGATGGTAGGAAAGAAGATTATAGGAATAAACCCGATATTGTTGATGGTCTTCATTTTGAGTCTATGGATTCTGGTGCAATTGCTGCTACAATTTCCCATTTAAAAGCAATATCAGAGTGGTATTATAATTCAGATTCTGATTATGCAATCTTTTTTGAAGATGATATGGCAATAGAATCTATAAATTATTGGAATTTCAATTGGCAAGAATTTGCTAAAGAATTACCAAAAGATTGGAATGTAATTCAATTATCATTAATTAAATCAGAGATTCAAGAAAGTGATATGAAATTGAATCATAGAAATTGGGATATAAATTGGTCTGCAGGAAGTTATTTAATTAAAAAAACTTATGCTAAAAAATTAATAGATTTATATTTTAATAATGAAAAATATTTTTTAAAAGTTGAATATAATGAGGAAACAATTCCTTATATAGAAACTATTTTGTTTTCTCCTGCAGTTAAAAATGCATATACAATTCCCTTATTTTATGAAAATATAAATTTTGCTTCAACTTTTTACCCACATTTTATTCAATCAACTCATAAAGGAACTCAAATTGACTCTTCAAATTATGTTCGTTATTGGTGGAAAATAAAAGGGAAAGAATTAACTTTAAATGATTTAAAGTTATAATTTATCTTCAAACCTAACAGAGTGATTTTAGTTAGATTTTTATGTCTTGTCAACACTTGACACTCAAAAGTTGTTGATGTATGATGAAAAGGTCTTCGCAACTTCGTAGCTTTGAGTTGCAAGACCCGTCCTGTGGTGGGGACGGATTTCAAGGTGGAACAACGGGGGTCTCTGACCCCTTTTTTTTATAAATAATAGTGTATAGTGTGTGTCCCTGATGAAAAATACTTATTATACTTATGCTTGGTTAAGAGAAGATAAGACCCCTTACTATGTTGGTAAAGGTATTGGTAATAGAGCATATCGTTCTCATAAAAGAGGCAATAAATATATGCCTTCTCCACCAAAAGATAGAATAATATTTTTAAAGAAAAATCTAACGGAGTTTGATGCATATAAGCACGAAAATTATATTATCACTATTTTGGGTTTAAAAAGTGAAGGTGGTTTATTGATTAATATGTCTTATGGTGGAGAAGGAAGTTCTGGAAGAAAACCTAGTGAATATTGTATTGAAAGAACTAAACAAGCAAATATAGGGAAAACTCTTACCGAAGAACATAAGAAAAAGGTTTCGCAACAAGTATCTCAAAGGAGATGGTGGAATAATGGAGAAATAGACAAGCATACTATTGAATGTCCTGGTGATGGATGGGTTCTTGGTAGATTATTTAATTCTAAAAGTGAGAAATACAAAACAAAAGATTTTGCTGAAAAGTCAAGAAGAACCAATTTGGGGAAAATTGTTAGTGATGAAACAAAAATGAAACAAAGTCAAAAAAGAAAAGGAAGAAAGTGGTGGAATAATGGAGATAAAACAAAGTTATGTTATGAATGTCCTGGTGATGGTTGGGTTCAAGGAAGACCTGGACCACTTTTCCAAGTGTCCATTCGGGAATCCCAAGAGCAGTAGTCTCTGGTATGATTACGGAGTAGTCAAAAGCAAACCAGATGTCGGTAAATCTAGAAGTTAAAGGAATGCTGGCTAAATGCCTTGCGATGGAAAATATTATCATTGAGCATAAAAAAGTTCCAACTGCTATGTTTGATGTTGAACGTAGGGTATTGACTTTACCGACTTGGGACAAAGCAAGTGATACGGTATATACACTTTTGGTTGCCCACGAAGTGGGCCATAGTTTGCATACCGATAATATTGACTGGACAAAAGACTATCCAGAAGTCCCGAAAGACTTCGTAAATGTTCTGGAAGATGTTCGTGTAGAACGTCTGATGAAGAAGAAGTATCCTGGTCTTTCTCGCACCTTTTACAATGGTTATAATGAACTCAATAGTGATGACTTCTTCTCAACAAAAGATGAAAAACTGGATGATTTGAGTTTTATTGACCGAATTAATCTCTACTTCAAAATTGGTGCATTTCACAACATTGCCTTCAATGATGAAGAAAATGAGTTTCTAACTCGTGCTTCATTGACAGAAACTTTTGATGAAGTGCTGCAACTTTCCCGTGATATTGTTGAGTTTGTAAAATACAAAAGGCAAAAAATAAGCAATATGCCCACTCCTGGTGGTGGTGAAGAAATGTCTGGTCCTGGTGGGGAAGAAGTAGAAACTCCTCAACAATCTTCTTCATCCGAAGATGGTGATAATTCTAATGGAAAAGACAAAACTGAACTGGAGCAAGACTCACAGGGGCAATCTCAATCTGAAGGTGAATCTTTCGGTGATGAAATGTCCAAGTCTATTGAAGCACCAGAGGGTGGTGGATTTGGGCAAGACCCAAGTGATAAGCACGGAAAAACTCTTGAAGATGAACTAAAATCCAAAACTTCTCGTTCTTTTGATGAAAAGTCTAAAGATTTGGTGGATAAGTATGCTCAAGAAACTCATTATGTGGAACTTCCTAAGATGAATCTTGAGACAATGATTATTCCCAATAATTATATTCATTATAAAGCAAAAGAGCATTACGCAAGTGTTGGTTCTTGGGTTCGTGATGCTTATGACCTTGCTTGTAAGGAATATAATACCTACAAGAAATCAGCAGAAAAAGAAGTTTCTTATCTGGTAAAGGAGTTTGAGTGCAAGAAGTCTGCTGACCAGTATGCTCGTTCTAGTGTTGCTAGAACTGGTGTTCTTGATACGCAGAAACTTCATACTTACAAGTTTAACGAAGACCTGTTTAAGAAAGTTTCTGTAGTCCCTGATGGTAAGAATCACGGTCTTATCTTCATTCTTGACTGGTCTGGTTCAATGGGTGAATTCATTCTGGATGCATACAAGCAACTTCTAAATCTCATTTGGTTCTGCCGTAAGGTGAATATTCCTTTTGAGGTTTATGCTTTTACTTTGGATTGTCATTCTTATGCAGAACTTCAACCAAATCATCCTCCTGTCTATGAAAGGGTTGCAAATGTTCTATCACCTGAGAATTCTTTCCGTTTGATGAACTTCTTCACCAGCAAAACAAATACTCGTGTTCTTGAAGAACAACTGAAAAATATTTGGGTTGCTTGTTACTTCTTTCAAAAGAAAATGGGTTCTGTTCCTCGTCATCTTGACCTTTCTGGTTCTCCTATTGGTGAATCTCTGATGGCACTACACTCTTTGATTCCTGATTTCCAGGCAAAGAATAAACTACAAAAGGTCAATGTCATCTTTCTGACTGACGGGGAAGGGTATCAGAATTCAGTGACAACTGAAAGAAAACTTGGAGATGGTACAACCAGAATTGGTCATACCAAACACTCTCGGACTTCAATTCGTGATCGTAAGACTGGTAGAATCTATCAACCTTTGAATTACGATAACTTCCCTTTGTATGCTAAAGTTCTTCTTCAAACAGTCAAAGATAAGTTCCCTATGGTGAATGTGATTAACTTCCGTATCACCCCTAGTCGTGATTTTTCAAACTGTTATCGTTGGTATGGTGGGGGTCAGTCTTCGGAATACGAAAAAATCAAAACTGATTATCGTAAGGAAGGTTGTGTTCAATTTCAAAACACTGGGTTTGACCAATTCAATGTGGTTCTTGCATCTTCTCTTGCTCAAGATGAAGAGTTCTCTGTTCCTGAGAATGCAACAAAGTCCCAGATTAAATCATCATTTGTGAGGATGTTGGGTAAGAAGAAAACTAACAAGAAACTGCTCAGCAATTTTATTACTCTAGTTGCCTGACCACCTGGGGGAGTATTTAATACTCCCCTCTTATAAATAACTAAAAAGTATTTGTAAAATGGACGCTAAAGACATTCGCAATCTTCATGAAGCATATTTGGAAGTTTATCAAGAACAGCAACTTGATGAAGGACTCAAAAAGGCATTTATAAAAGCATATGGTAGAGCATATGCTACTGCGGGTGATGATTATGCGGATGAAGATGATTTTGAACGAGAAGCAAAAATTAGATCACATATTGAAAGAAGATATGGACCTGAAACTGCAAAACACGCAGATGAACATGGATATGTTCAAAGCACAGGAAGAAGATATGGAAGACCTGAACCAAGAATTCAACCAAATAGAAAGTTTAAGACTACAAAAGCAGGAAAAATGCCTAAAAATGCTCAAAAAGCATTTAAGAATGAGTTGATTCTTAATAAATCCGAAAGAGATAGTCCAACGATTGGTGGAGTACGTAAACCCAAACATTGGGGTAAAGTTGGTGGGGAAAAAGGACTTCCTGAACAAGTAGACCTCTACGACATCATCCTCTCACACCTTCTTGATGAAGGGTATGCTGAAACTCAAGAAGCAGCAGAAGCAATCATGGTGAATATGAGTGAAGATTGGAGAGATAGTATTTGTGAAGCAATGGTTGATTCTGGACTAAAAGGTCAAGAAAAGAAAAAAATTAGAAATGAAAGAAACTTTGAAACAAATACATTATCTAAATCCAAATCCACCAAAGAAAGACATAAAAAGCATAGAGAAATACGAGGTATGAAAAAAATAAAAGGTGATAAAACTGGAGAAAAAGAATCTTCAATTTTAGCACAAAGTTCTAGGGTTCATAAGTCATATAATAATGGATATAATAGAGATGGTAGTTATATGGGTTGAGACCACTCCCCAAACTGTCCCAAGGTGTCCCAGAGGCACCTTTTTTTGTGCTATGATTACGAAGTAATCAAACAAACCGATGCCTACAAAATCTAACATTATGACTGACCAAGCAATCTCCATTCTGAAAGAAAAGTTTGGCACCGAGTTTGGTGTCGATGCTGTAAAAGAAGTGGCAGCAGAACTGGGTACTTCGTATGCGACTCTCTCTAAGTATCTGAATCAATATAAAACTGGTCGTGGTAAATGGAATCTGGAGGCAACCGTGCAAGAACTTGAAGAAACTTACAACTCACCTGCTGCAGAAGGTTCCGATACGGTTCCTGGTGTGGCAACTATGAATTCTGTCGTTCAAAATCTTATTCCTAAAAAAGATGATACCTTCGTCAGCTTTGGTAACTTCTCTGATGTTAAGAAAGTTATTCAGTCTGGTCTATTCTATCCTGCTTTCATCACTGGGCTTTCTGGTAATGGTAAAACTTTTGGTGTTGAGCAATCTTGTGCCCAACTGAAACGAGAACTCATTCGTGTTAATATCACGATTGAGACTGATGAAGATGACCTGATTGGTGGTTTCCGACTCGTGAACGGGGAAACTGTATGGCACAATGGTCCTGTTGTGGAAGCAATGGAACGTGGTGCAATCCTTCTGCTTGATGAGATTGACTTGGCATCTAATAAGATTATGTGTCTGCAATCTGTCCTGGAAGGCAAAGGTGTCTTTCTGAAGAAGATTGGTAAGCACGTTGTTCCTAAAGCAGGTTTCAATGTGATTGCAACTGCCAACACCAAGGGTAAGGGTTCTGATGATGGAAGGTTCATTGGCACCAATGTTCTCAATGAGGCATTTCTAGAACGATTCCCAATTACCTTTGAGCAGGATTATCCTACTCTTGCAACGGAAACCAAAATTTTGACAAAGGTGGCAGAATCACTTAACATTCCTATGATTGGTGAGCATACTGATTTCATCAAGCATCTCTGTACTTGGTCTGAGATTATTCGTAAGACCTTTACTGATGGTGGTATTGATGAAGTAATTTCTACTCGTCGTCTGGTTCATATTATCAAAGCATATTCTATCTTTGGTAAGAAAGACAAAGCACTAAAAGTTTGTCTGAATCGTTTTGATGATGAGACTAAAAGTACCTTTGTTGAACTTTACGACAAGATTGATGCTGAATTTCAGCAAAATAAAACAGAAGAGGGGTGAAACTCCCCTTTTCTTTGATATATAAGAACAAGTCCTCTACCCCTATTGATTTTCTATGACTTCAATTTTTTTGGAAAAAGATTCGGACACAATTTACGAAGAATTTCAAGATACAACTGAAGACACTCAAGAGGAAGAATATAGAGAGGATAGGTTGGATCAAATGATTTCTAAGTACGGTTGATATGAGGTCTTATGATTCAAAATATGGAACAAATTATCAAAAAAGAACATATTGAAGAGCTTGAAAATTTTGCTAATTATTTGGGAGTTGATTTTGAAGATTACATAGAGTATCTTCATCCAGATGTAGATTTTGATGACTATTCTAGATAAAATGGAAGAATCACAAATTGATGGGTACATTAGTTCAGATAGAATGTGGGCAGCAGTGCCCTGGCACAAAAATAAGTATATCTCCATTTATAATGGACAACAAATATGTGTTCATCATTCCCTTGAAACCGCAAAGAAATTCATTCAAAAGGAAACTCGTAGAAAAAAATGATTAGTGCAATTGAAACCTTTCAACAAAACGAAAATCACATCTATGTTCGTGGTATTGTGGAAGATATGGTGGAAGTATATCCTCCGACTCTTTATGACCCACCAGAATATGGTCCAGCACTTTGTGAAGCAAGTTTTGAATTGGATGAAGATGAAGTTCTTCCTGAAGGTGAAGATGCTTTGCTTGATTATCTAAATGAACTTTACCTTGATTGGAGGATTATAGATACTAGTGATTATAATCTTGGTTTTACTGAATGACTTCCTACTATTTTTGGTTTGGAATTTTTATGTTTGTTGGATACTTGATAGCAACAGATGATAGTGTTGCTTATGCTGTTGTATTAGTATCTAAAATTGTAAAGTTCCAATACGAAAAAACAAAGTGGTGGATACTCCATAATCCTGCAAATCCAATTGTGAAGTACCTAATATGGCGTCGTGCATTAAGACTTGCGAAGGAACTTGAAAAAGAATTCAAGAAGTGATATAATTAGTATTGTGTTTATTCGCACACATTATGGCTAGAACTCATCGCAATCTTGAAGGAATGCATAGGGGAGCACTTCGTTTTCCACATACCTTCAACGAAATTAAACAGTTGGATGGAATCTTACACGAAGAAGACTTGGAGGGTCTTCCAGTTTCTGGATTGAATCATATGAAAGCACGAGAGCACCAGTTGCCGACTGCTTGGGATGATAGAGTTGTAAGTGGGTATTATCAAGAAGATTATGAAACAGACACCTAATTAAGTGTCCTTCACCCTTTCCCAAGAACGGGGAAGGGTGTTATAATATGGAGAGAACACAGGAGCATCTATGACCGAGGAACATCCCACCCACGAAGAAATGTTGGAAATCGCAGCACAACGAGAAGCAGAAAACAAAGAGCAAAAAGAAGAACAACAAAACACAGAAAACCTTGTTATTCATACACTCTAATGGCATCCAAAAAAGAAGAAACAAAACCAGATTTTCCTCATATACAGTTTCCTATTCTTGTTATACATAAAGATGGAAAAGAATTGAAAGACACTAAAAAGTGTTATTTTCAAAATATGAATCACGCAGAGAAATACATCTCTAAGTGCAATTTCAAACAAAAAGATTATCAACTATTCATTAAACCTGGAACAAATGTGGAGACTGTGGTGCAAGGCACTGGGAGAAAAAGTAGGAAAAAACAATAAAGAGGCAGATAAGATTGCACTAATTAGAACAATTCTGTTCGCAACCTATTTGATTACTAATTTATTCATATGTGCTGGTGTAATTCGTCATTGGAATGACAGCACAGAAATTTATATTCAAGTTGATGAAGTTAAAAGTGGAACAACTTTATGATGATTGCTTTTATGTAAAGCAAATGAAATGGGGAACTTGGGACAGTTACGATAAAGATGGCAGACCAATTATTACTTCATTGACTGAAGATAATTGTGTTAGGGCAACAAGACAATACTTGAAGTGGAAACAAGAAGGTATCCTAAATGATGTAGGAGTTTCCTACGAGGGCACAGTAGGTGGAAAACTTTAAACATGGAGATAAAGTAATTTACATTGGTTGTACTCAAGAACAAATTAATTGGGGGACCAATGATGATCCAAGAAAAATCTTATTTGAAAATACTGTGTATTACGTAGAAAAAGTCAACGTTCGTTCTCAACATACAAAATTGACTTTAAGGGGGGTTTGTGGTAATTTTAATAGTGTCTGCTTTAGGAAAATATGACTAAAAGAACTTATACGCAAAAAGATGGAACAATTTGGGAATGGAACGAAACTGCAGAACTTTCTAAGTTCATTAAACAACTACACACAAAAGAGCCAATTCCCCCAATTAGACCCAACAACACCGTGGTTTGAATTTAATAGTTACATTGAATGTTGTAACAGTTTGGGAAGACCAGTAAGAGTTGGTGGGTTTATGAGGTATCAAGCATATCTTAAAGAAATAGGAGTAATATGAGTGATTCTTATTGGTTTAATAAAAAATGGGGTCTTAAACAGAATACTCCTATGGATGATGTTTATGAACGTTTAACTCAACTTGAAAATGAAGTCAACAAACTAAAAGAAGAAAATATAGAATTGACAAATTCGTTGTATGAGGTTGAAAACAGATTACAAGCAAAGATTGACAATATTCATCCAGTAACCTACAATTTAAGTAATTATACTCTAGACAAATGACTTTTAATGTAACTCTCCGTTCCGCTGACGGAACCGAACAAACTATTCAATGCCCCGAAGACCAATACATTCTTGATGCTGCCGAATACGCAGGCATCGACCTTCCTTCGTCCTGCCGTGCTGGTGCTTGCTCTGCTTGCGTTGGTAAAGTTGTGGAAGGTGAAGTGGATAATTCCGAACAATCCTTCCTTGATGATGACCAAATGAATGAGGGGTTCTCTATGCTTTGTGTTGCATATCCTCTGAGCGATTGTGTGATTGAAACAGAGCAAGAGGAGAATCTCTGATGTACAATGACCTCACAGAATATGAACGGGCACTCGCACGATTTGGTGATAAAGTTGGACTCATTGCAGGACTTGAAATTGCAGATAAAATCTCACCAGAGGATGCTTATCAACAAATTCGTATCCTCTTTAAAGAACTTAAGAAACTTCGTAAAGTTGAAAAGAAATCTTGGGAATCTGATATTCATATTGATATGTGATGGAAGATACTCTAAAAATCACTCAAAATGAAGATGGGTCTTATACAGTAGATTGGTCTCCAGATGATCCCAAATGGAAGTTTATGAATAATCTTACTAGTAAAGAGGTGCAGATTATTATTGAGCAAGCGATTCAAGATTATCTTGCCAATAAATAATATTGCTTTTGTTTGTGGTTATTCAGAAGCAAAGAGTGGGAGCAGAAATGCTCCTTTTCTTGTATAAATACTATTACCACAAACAAAAAGCAGATGGAATACTACACTTACGCTTATTTGCGTGAAGATGGCACACCTTATTATATTGGTAAGGGGAAGGGTAATAGAATGTATAAAAAAGGAAAGGGTGAAGTTTATCCACCAAAAAATAAAGGTAAAATAATTAAATTAAAACAAAATCTAACTGAAAAAGAGGCATTTAAGCACGAAAAGTATATGATTTCCGTGTTTGGTAGAAAGGATTTAGGGACTGGTATTTTAAGAAACAAAACTGGTGGTGGAGATGGACCTTCTGGTTATATTATGAGTGAGGAGCAAAAAATGCTTTTAAGTAGGATACACTCTGGTAAAAATCTTACAGAAGAACATAGAAAAAAAATAAGTGAAGCAAATAAAAGACGAGATGCTGGAAAATATAAAAGAACTCCAGAAACTTTGTTAAAGATGAAAAATTCCAGAAAACTTATCAAGTATTACTTAAAACATAAGGATGGGACTGAATTGATAATTGATAGTATGAATGAGTTTTGTAAAAAATATCCACATTTGGATAGGAGTGCTATGAATAGAGTTGGGCGTGGAAAAAATAAAACACACAAGGGATGGACAGTTAAAAAATTGGAACAATAACTGGACACATCTTGAAACTTGTGATATGATGGAACAAGCAATCGAGGACTTTATTAATGGACTTTAATTACAAAAAGTACTCACTTGAACAACTTGAAAACTGGGTACACGATGCAGTAAATGGTGAGGCATCTCCACAAGAAATCTATGATGTCATCAAAGGTGTTGTAGATGAGCAATATCATTACCATAAACATCATACTGGTCGTTGTTATGATCTTCTTGCTCTTCTGAATGGTAATGGTAAAGGTCATATTCAAGCATATGATGATTTTCTAAGCAAAGATCGCAATAGCAACTTTCCAGGTGAAAATACAATAAAAGATAAAGTAACCAAGTGGCAACTTCCCATTGAAGTTGATGGTCCAAGTGGTGAATACTTTATTACTTTCCCTGATGATCTGCTAGAGGCAGCAAATCTTAAAGAAGGGGATCAAATTGAGTGGGTAGATAATGGAGATGGTTCTTATACCATCTGTAAAGTGACTAAAGAAATTAAAATGGAGCAATGTTGAATGGCACTATCACAATCAGTTGAAGAATCTCTCAAAGAAGCAGAAGCATCTCTTAGGAATGCATTAGCATATGCTGCTCGTCAAGAACGTCCAATGGTTTGCAGTGTCATTGCGGATATGATTTCTCGCATTCAAACTCTACAAAATACTGATGCCCTTTTGGATAAACTAGAAAATCGTAAACCAGGAAGTAGTGGTTTCTTTGGAACATTTTTTGGAAAAGAAGATGAGTGAAAAACAACCAAATGAATTCGGAAAAGCAATGCAAGAGTGGTGGGACTCTGATGCTTGTAAGCAATTGCAGAAGTCTCATAAGGAAGCAAAGGAACGAGCAGTAGGAAAGTATTTTATGCTTTCTGAAGAAGATAAACTAGATATGGTTGATGCAATTTGCACAATTATGTGCAAAGCAGAACAAGAAGGAACCAGTCATCGTGGTCTACAAGATAAACTTGGAATCTATCCTGCTGGTTTCTGGATTGATAATCTTATGGACGTGCATAATGCTTTGTGGTCTTATTATCACGATAAGAAGCAAGAAAAGGAACTTGAAGAGGATATCAAAACTTTACAAGACTTTACAGAAACCTGAAGACAATATTAAGGAATCAGTGATTGTCTAGATAGTATGTTAGGATATGCTCATCAATTGAGGCTAGTATGACTTATTCGGAGAATTTCAATTCACAACTTTCTAATGATGAGTGGAATGAGTTAGTTGCACTTAAAAATGTAATCAATCAAAACCCAGCAGCAGTCCATCCAGAAAAAATGGAACTTTTTACTGCACTTCTTGTTAAAACTCTTGAGGGTAAAGGTGATTGATTTTGACCTCTGATAAATAGTCAGAGGTTTTTTTGTATTCAAATGCTTGATGAGGCAAAGAAAAGAGAGAAAATTGCCAATGCATTTTTAGCAGCAACAATGGCTGCATCTGCTGCTCAATCACCAAAAGATTTTGTAAGAACAGGAAATATTGAAGCACCAGGAACTGCTCTTATGCAAATGTGGGCAAAGAAGAGAGGAGAAGCAGAAAGAAACTTAGACCACGGAAGAGTTGTTCCTAGAAACGTCAAGAGGAAAACATTCAAGGAATTTGTAGAAGAATCTTATATTGTTGAAGCACAAAAACATTTTTCAAGTCGTGCAGAATTGGAAAAGCATCACGGTGGAATACCATCAGGATATTATGCAAACAATGCTGGAAGTACTGAAAATCCAAAATGGAGATTAAAACCAAAAGAGGGTGGTGTTAAGGAAAGACAAGTAAGAGCAGAAAGAATTGCAACTTTAAGTTCCGATGAAGATAAGAAATCAGCAACAAAAAAAGCAAATAAATTAAAAAGAGCA